CTGGTAAAACTGTTATTGACTGTAGCAGTATAATATGCAAATGGGTTGTCCGATTTTGCTTCGTTGAATTGCAGACCAATTTGTGCCAGTTGCACCAATGCTTGACCACGCATTTCGTCAACATAAGTGTAACCTCTCCAGTTACCTCTTTGACTATATCTTTCAACCAGTTTCATAAACATACTGCCTAGTTTATTTGTGATCTGTCCGTGATTGGTACTGAAATGCCCATTATGCAGTCCACCAACCCAATGACTTCTCACAACTTCTCTAGGGTTAATACCGTTGCTGTCTAAAATATAATGTTTGAACGGGGGAAAGTTAACTTTTGCTTTTGTGTCAGCAATAGTTTTTGTAGTTTTCTTTCTCTCAGGGTCATCAGGAATATGCTCATAAGTCATAACTCTGAAAACCAAATCATCCACTGCAATACTGTTAGGATCTACTGCAAAATCTTTCTGTTTGGGTTTTTTATCCCAATCGCCTTTCGCCATAGATTCTTGGTATGCTTCTGATTGCATTTTAGATGCACGATTTTGTTGTGCTTGTTTGATGTTCGTTTTGTTAATTTTGCTTAAACTTTCAACAATGATATCTGGATCTGAATATCTGTCATCAGACACATAGCAATAAGATAATTTGCTTTTGTGAATTTCTTTTAAAATATCTTTGTTGTTAAGGTAATTTATTTTTTTAGTAGTATGTACCATGTAATCTCCTTCACTCTATTAGCAATTATAGTGCCTTTAGTAGTAAAAGTCAAATGTTTTTTAAACATAATTAAAATACGTTTTTATTTATCGTGATAAATATTGTACAGGAGTTAGTAATGGCAGAAGAAACAAATAGAACCCAAGGTGCAGTGACTGGAGTTGAAACCAGTTTTGAGCAATTAATACAAAGAACTGATAATTCAACATTTAAAAAAGTTGACTGGAGAGCAAGAATTCGTCCTAAAAAAGGTGGCGAGAAGTATGCTTACGGGTTAGTTGATAGAGATGGTAACGAAATAACCGACAGTATTTTAAAGCCGTTACAAGATCGTGGTGGTATAGTTTACCCGTATACACCAGATATATTTTTACAAGGCAGTGTGGATTACAACGAAGCATCACAGCACGGCTCTAACTATCCATTCTACACCTTTATAAATTCAAGACCAACAACATTGCCAATTACAGGAACGTTCACAGCAAACACCGTAGAAGAAGCACAATACATGTTGGCAGTTTTTCACTTTTTAAGAAGTATCACAAAAGCATTTTATGGCGACAGTGCTGTGAAAAGTGGTTTTTATGGTACTCCACCTCCTGTGTTGTTGTTTGAATACTTGGGCGAATTTGGATTTAACAAAGTGCCAGTAATTATAAGAAACTACAACTTCCAATTGCCAGCAGATGTGGATTATGTACCGGTACAGTTTAAAGGCACCACAACTTACATGCCCGCAGAAACAAGTTTAATGATCGAATTGGCACCGCAATACACCTATAAGAAAACAAGAACGTCATTTGATCTTAATTCATTCACCAGTGGTAGAGATTATACAAAAGGATTTATCTAATGGCAGATTTTCACAGCAGAGAAAGTTTTTTAAGAAGAGCACCGGTAAATGATTTTTATTTGGACATAAACAATTTGCCCAAAATACCCAAAAGTACCAGCGATAGATTGTATGAAATAGAATCCAAATACGCCAACAGACCAGACCTATTGGCGCACGAATTATACGGCACAGTGAGATTATGGTGGGTGTTTGCATTAAGAAATCCTGATCTGTTAATAGATCCTTTGGAAGATTTTAAATCTGGTTTAGCAATCTACTTGCCCACACGAGAAACAATAAACAGAGTAATTGGTTAATGACTGATAAAAATCCAAAACAATCAGAAACACAGATTGAAGATAGATATCTGGGTGCTGTTCAAGGCAACATTCTCGATGCTTTCCAAAACACCAGTTATACTCTAAAACTGTATATGATTCCTGATTTAACACAAAGTGGTGGTGGATATTTAAATGGAGCAATGGAGGCAGAACCAGGTGAAACTGTTGTTATTGCTCAGTCCAGTGTTACTGGTGTTCAGATAGATAATCTCAGTATAGAAGTGCAAAAAGGACCTTCGGGATCTTTTGCAACATCAGCAAATTTTACTCTTATACAACCAGGCGCCGCAGACTTGTTGGATCAAATACAAGCCGCTAAAAAGCATTTAAAAATAAAAGCAGGCATGTTTGCGCCAGTGCCGTTATTTTTAAGAATAGATTTTAAAGGTTACACTGAGGATTTAGACGACAATGAAGCCGGTGGAGAAATAAACACAAGTATAGCAGGCCCATACATTTACAAATGTGAAATTGCCACAATAGATATAACCATCGATGATACAGGAAGTACATATGACGTCAGTGTAACTATTGGTAGTGATCATGGTTATGCAGATCAGTATTTTACTCTACCAGCAGACACAAGTTTTACAGGCAACACCATCGATGAGTGTATAGAAGATTTAGAAGAAACTCTCAAACGTTTTAGAGAAAACAATTATAAAGAAGAATTGGTTCATGACGAAGTGGTGTTTGATCTAAGCCAACTCAAATCAGTTTTACAAAACAGAAAAATCAAATACAGTAATGCCAAAGTAGCAGAACAAGTTAACCGTTTGATGAATGCAGAAGCACAAGGTATCAAAAGCAGAGAAGAATTTGAAAAGAGATTAGAAGACGCACCAGAAAGTTTAGATGGTGGTGTAAAGGCTAGTGGTGGTTGGTTTGCCAGAGATAGAATACAGGTAAAAGAAGGCACAAATTTTCATAAAATTCTAACCACTATGTTGGTAATGAACGAAGAGTTTCTAGATAAGAGCAGTAGAAAAAAAGTTTTTGATGATCCTAATATTGATGAGGATGGTGTAGATCTCAATAAAACATTCACATATTGGTATAAAATGGAAGTAGATACAGAATATATAAAAGATGGTTATGATGCAAGAAGAAATGTGTATGCTCAACGAATTACTTACAAACCAATCATCTACAAAACAGCAGATCAAGATTTAAGTGTTACACCAGGTGAATTTAATCTCAAAAAAGAAAATGTTAAAAAACGAATAAATGAACTATTAATCAAAAAAGCATATCACTATTTGTACACAGGATTGAACGATCAAATATTGAGTGCTGATATCAGTTACAAAGCAGGACAACTTTTATTAGCGGCTCCAGGTGGTGGTTTGTTAGGTGATCCGTCAACAAGTTCTAATGCACCAGGTAAACCAAATGTTGAACCAAATAAAGATTTAGATGGTGTGGATGACAAAGCAAAAATTGCGGCGGCACAAGAGGACACCCAAGGTATTGCAGACGCTCTAAAAAATGATAGCAATTTAGTAAACAGACTGCAAGACAAGTTAAATTTAACAGACGACGAAGTCAAAGAAATTCAGAAAGACAAAGAAAAGAGAAACAACTTAGCACAAACTATTGTGTATCTCAACAACAATGGTCAAGATCCATTAGGATACTATAAAAGTGCAAAATCCACACAAGACCCACAAACAAAGGTAGACGAAGACTTTTCAAATTCATCTTACAAGCCAGATCCCAGCGGTTATATATATGGTGCAGATTTGCTATCTAATATGGGTGGTAGTGAAACTGTGATAGGAGAATTAACTTCACAACAGGCATTAAATTCTTTGAGATCTGCTATAAATGGTGATTTAGCAACAGATCCAATGCCGTCATTTGATTACACCAAAAGTGTGCAAACCACAAGTTCAAACACAAATGATGGCACAGCAAAAGCCACATTATTTGGTTACATGTTTCAAAATGTAAACGATGCCAGCATACTTGTAGATTTAAATTTGAAAGTACGTGGAGATCCTTGGTATTTAGGGCCACCGGAGGTGGATCCAAAAGCACCTAAAAAAGTTGCCAGTGCCAGTGAGGAAGATCCTGAGTCCAAAGATGAGTACATTGTGTACAATAGATCCGATAATTACTTTTTGTTCACCATGCAGACACCTAGAGTAAGAGACCCAGATGTTTTAGATGAAGACAATAATACTGGTTATGTTAGTCAAGCCGGCACAGCATATTTTATCAGTGGAGTATATCAAATTATAGGCGTAACTGCAAACTTTAGCAGAGGCATGTTTGAATTAGATGTACATGCAAAAAAACAAACTGCACTCAGTTTAGCAAAATTCGATTTAACTGATGTGGACTATGAGGCATAAAAATGGCATACAAAGCAGACAGATTTAAAACCAGTAAGAAGAACCCAAAAGACAAATTAGTAGAACATGCCGAGTTAGATTTTGGAATTTATCTTGCTGAAGTCATTGTAAGACCAAAAGATGCAACCCACAGCGGTAGATTAACAGTGTTTATTCCTTCCTTGGCAAAAGACAGAGACGATCCCTCAGGATATTATAATGCTTATTGGAGTAGTCCGTTTGCAGGAAGCACTCCTAGCAACAAAGTAGGCGAAAATATCTACGATTATGCACAAACACAAAAAACATACGGAATGTGGATGGTTCCACCTGATGCGGGAAATTATGTTTTGGTTGTGTTTGCAGATGGTAAGAAAAAATTTCCTGTTGTTATTGGTTGTATGTTTCCAGATCAACTACAATATATGGTGCCAGGCAATGCTGTAGGTAACACATACGGCGTAGATCAAAAATTACCAGTAGCAGAAAAAAACAGAAGAGAAGTTGATTTAGATCATGGTAATCAAGCACGAAGACCAATCAATCCTCATGTGACCAAAGCAATACTGGATCAAGGCTTGATCAATGATAAAATTAGAGGACTGTCTTTTGCAAGTGCTAGAAGAGAATCTCCTAGTAGAGTATTCGGAATTTTAACTCCAGGGCCAGAAGTACCTAACAAAGACACTGGAAAACTTGACGGTACAAATAGACTACCAGGACATAGCATTGTGCTGGATGACGGCGACAGTGTAGGAGATAATAAAAATATAAGATTAAGAACCGGTGGCGGTCATCAAATATTAATGGATGATTCTACAGGTATTTTGTATGTGATCAATAAATCAGGAACTGCTTGGATTGAATTATCAAACGACGGGGATATAAATCTTTATGCTGAAAAAGATTTCAACATGCGAGCAAGAGGCAACGTGAACATTAGGTCCGATAAAAATTTAAACTTAGAAGCAAACACATCTATTAATGTAAATGTGGGCGACTATGAAACGGCAGATTCTAATTCAGATGAAGATGGCAATGTACGAGGCAATCTAAATATCAATGTTGGAAACACCACAAGTTGGTTGAACAAAAACGATTTTAAATTACAAACAGATTCAAATGGATTGTTAAGTCTAGTTGCAGGCACAGATCTGTTTACCACAGCATCTAATCATGTAAACATTTCAGGTAACAATAAAACAAAAATCTTTGGTGCTAGTGGAGTTGATGTAAAATCTGGGTCTGACATCAATGTACAAGCAAGCGGTTTATCTAACATACTGGGATCACAAGTTCATTTAAACGACGGCGGAAGTGCCGAACAAGCCGTCATAGGATTAAATGCCGATCCTTTACCTATAACAGAATACGAAGACCAGGCTGACACCAAGCCAGATTGGGATTACGATGAAAATGATGTTGATGAAAACACTAATCCAATTCCTAGTGAAGGTAAAAGACCGGGTGTTAGAGATAAGATAAAAAGTATATTGTCTAAATTAACGACTAGAGAACCTTGGGAAGGAAGAGAAAACTAGGATTTAAGTTTACCAAGTTCGCTGGTTAAATCAGCAATTCTAACATACGCACGATATTTTTGTTCTTGCTCATCATTAACTAATTTTTTAAGAACTTCAATTTCCTGCTGTAATACTCTACATTCATTGGTAGCCTGTACCAACATACGTCTAAGTTGCTCTTCCAATGTGTCGTTTAATGACGACACTGATATTTTTTCAGTTTTCATAAAAAATCACTTTGTTTAAAATGTCCACAGTATCATAGGTTAAAAGTATTTCGTTATGACTGACTTTTAATCTACAATGTTCGACATTGTTAAAATTTGCTGGAACACTTTCCTGTGTTTCAACTGTTAGTAAACCGTCATTGGGTCTGGATCCTAATCCAGCAAGAGCGTTTCCGCTCTTGGTTGTACCTTCTGTGATAACATTAGTTATCTTAAATTTATTGTTAATACTGCTCAATGATATGATTAGATCACTTCCTGGCTTTGTTGCTTCAAACAATTTGCTTTGTCTAAAAACCATGTTCAACCACCTTGCTGTTCTACTTCCTCCCCATGGGGCACTGAGAGCAACAAAGTTGTCTATGTTTTCAAACTTTTCTGAGCATTTCATTCCTAACAAACAACCATAACTGTGAGCAATGATGGAAAAATTCATCAAACCATAAACATCTCTGATTTTATTAACAAATCTGTCCACTATCACATCAGGTGGTTCCTGTGTGTCATATTCTAAAAACAATATGTTGTGTTCAGGTAGAAACACATCTAGGTAATTAAAACTTAGAGCACTTTGCCCAGAGCCGTGAATAAAAACAATATTTTGTTTAGGCTGATCTGACATCTGTCACAAGTTTTTCCATATCAAAAAACTCTTGGGGGATTTTGTCTTTCTGACCAACTAGATTGACCATTTCAAAAATCACATGTTTTTTGGTATGGTAATCATAGATACCCAAAGATTGAATACGATTGTTTTTCTTTTCAATCATTTTGAAAAAACGGTTGCCATAACCAGTAGAATTACCGCTTCGAACAACAGTTTTGTTTGCTTCGTCCATTTTTTTAACAATGCTGTCAAAAAATTCAATTACATTACGCATTTTACGTCCTATAGTAATAAGTGTGAAAAAATGTGTCTTACAACACTCCACTATTATGTATTCTTTGCGATCCAATGTCAACCTTTTTTTTGGCCCTATTAAAACGTGTTTTAATGGTATATGATAAATATTGATATGGCAAACATATATCGAGGCTTTAGTACAGCAGGTAAGATAAGAGCACCATACACACTTACAGATGGTGAACTTATCAAGAGAGATTTACTCAATGAACTCTACTCAAAAAGAGGAGAACGAGTAATGAGACCTAACTATGGTGTAAGCATCTGGGACACACTGATGAACCCTTTAGATGATTTTGTGGTTCAAGAAATCAAAGATGACGTGCAACGTGTAGTACAAAAAGATCCCAGAGTTGATTTACAAGAAATATTCACTGAAGTTCTCGATCATACCATAAGAGTAATTGTGCAATTGAAGTACAGACCGTTTTTAGACGAAGATACATTATTCTTAGAGTATGCAAGGCAAGATACAGAGATTTAATAATGGCGGTTAACAGCAGACAAAATAATTTATTCGCGGCAGAAGA